AACGCTCACTTCCTTTGCTTTGGTGTCAAATCGAGTATAGCACAGGTGTGTCTTATTTGCAACACATTTTTCTTCAAATCAGAAAAAGTGTCTAAAAAGACAAAAAACCTCTTGACAAAACAGCCTAGTCGCTGTAATATGAGAGTGTCCTAAACGACACAAGAAAGGAGAGCAATACATTGGATAAGAATAAGCTGATGTACGAGATGGCGAAACAGAAAATATCTATTTTGGACATGTGCCATAAGCTGAGCATGAGTCGTTCTGCATTTTACCGCAAATGTAACGGTATTTCGGAATTCACGCAGGGGGAGATTCAAAAAATGGTTGATATTTTGAACCTTGATTCTCCTGTTGGCATTTTCTTTACCGAAAAGGTGTCTTAAAAGACACCTTGCTTTGAACATTAAGAGGATGGTGCAAAAATGACTGACGCAGGAATTGTCTTTTATCAGCTGGAAAAGCGAGCGCAGTATGCGCTGAACAGCCATAGCCGCGACCTTGTATATGAAACATACGGCGCGGCCAAAATGGCGCGGCAGCTTCAAGCCATCACGGCGCTGCAGTTCGACCGGCTGAATGAAATGCTGGTGGTCAATGGCCTCAATGACCCCGGTCATTGTCATCTGGAGTGATGTGACCCAAACGCTTGCCGGTGCATATATCGTTAAGAAACCATCTGAAAGGGGAGGGGAGTTATGCAGATAGAAACCCAGACCATCATCACAAAAAATGCGATCATCCGCATATATCATCCTGACCTTACAGACGAGGAACGCGCCAAGCGGATGAAGGCCATTGAACTGGCGGCGATCCGTCTTGTTCAGGCAAACCGTCAGGCCGAGGCGCGGAAGCGGCTGCAGGAAGATGCCGCCGCCACCCAGGCATAGCGCAAAGGTACATAAGAACGCCCCTGAGCCGCGTGGCGGAAAACGCGGCATCCCACCGGGGCTTGGACGTGGGCTAAAAACTCCCACTTGCGCGTCGGGTGAACCCTTCCCAACTGAAGGCCGGTTCAATTCCGGCCTCCCGGAACAGAAACTACAAAGAAGGTGCAGATATGGCAAAGAGGAAAACAGTGTTCGCTTTGTTTGAGCAGATGAGGGACGAAGGAATTTACCCCGAAACCGTTGAAGTAATAAACGCGCGCAATAATGATGTGATAGTCCAAGAATCGTTTTGGTTTGTACCGTACATCGTCTTGGACAGGTTTGTTGTATCTTACAATCTCAGTGAGGACAACAAGTATCTGAAAATTGTTTCAAGTATTACATAATGTAAAATACACAAACGCAAGCCCGGCGTATGACCGGGCAGCATGGGCGGGAGGTGTTTTCGGAAACACACTCACGGCACGGTGAGAGATAGCCGGTTCAAATCCGGCCCTGCCCTCCAGGCGCATACGCTGTGCGCCTAGCCAAAGTGGAATCTCCTAATCCCTCAGCTGACAGCAGGCAAAGACCGCCCGCCGGGGCTGAGCCATACCCGGCGGTCATACGGGACAGTAGCTCAGTCGGCAGAGCGCCGCGCCGGGAGGTAATGCGCCGGTTCGAGTCCGGCCTGTCCCGCCATATTCCCAAACTTCAGAAGGAGGAATTGACTGTGTGCGAAATTGAACAGCAGATCGAGGAAGCCGTCAGCATGGCGCATGACGGCAGGCGCCTGCAAAGAAAACCGTGCTATTTCGTATCGGAAGCGGAATACCGCAGGCTGACAGCCCAGGAGCGGATTGCGGCCAGGGCAAAGGAGCAGCTGGTAAGCTGCCAAAGGAAGATCACGGCGCTTTATATGTGGGTGGCGGCCGTATCGGTGCTGACAGGCGGTATTTTCATAGCGGCAACCATGCAAAAGATAATGAACCCGGTATTTGGGTGCTTCGTTATCGGGGGGTGCGCTGCCGGCCTTGCGGGAGGGCTGAGAGGATGGTGGACGTGCCGAAAGTAGTCATACCGGATGAGCAGGAAAAGAAGATCATCGAGGCCAACAGAATGGATCCGGACCATTACGGCGTTATGTACCGGGACAAGGACACCATCAAGCTTCTTTGCTACGATACCAGAGATGAAGTGACAATCAGGAGAGGAGATAGACCATGGTCATAAGGGAAAAGGCATTGGCACGCCTGATGAAAGATGCCTATAAGGGTGGCGGCTATACCGTCGCCGTTCGCAAAAATGGAAAAACGGCCATCATCACAAGCTCCTGGGCTGTTGAGGTGGATAACGCCTGCCTGCCAAGAGAAGCAATTTCCATGATGGCGCTGCATATGGGCTTCCTTCCGGAACCGGGGGACGCATTCACCATATACAAAGGGAGTAAGGAGCCGGAGGTTCAGACAAAGGACATTGAAGTGGCGACGGAGGGACTGGCGCAGCTGGATTGCCTGCTGGGTGAGTGTGAGGCGGAACAGGCGCAGATTCGCAAGACCGTGCTGACGTACAACGGATACAACGTCTGGCAGCAGCGCAATGGAGCTATCCTGCTGATCGATCCGGACAGGGAGCAGTTGCTGTACAAAAAGGACAATGTTCTTTCCGTCGGCACTGCATTTTTCGCCTGTGACGCAGAGAGTCGTGTGTACATCATCCGCCAGGAGGAACCACAAATCAGTGTCCTGAAGCATCTGGCATTGGTCACCTGGCCGACGGTACAATAAAAAGCGCCGCCTCCCGACCGGAACTCGGAAGACGGCAAAGAAAAAATCTCACAGGGCTATTGTAGCCCAAAAGGAAGGAAAAGTCAATGACTTGCATGGAAATGATTGAGAAAGCCCAGAAGGGGCTGGAAGATACCGATGCTTTTGCCGTCGGGGAACAGCTGAAAGATATCTGCCAGGATCCCGCCTGCGCGGAGCTGGTGGCCAGGGATCTGGAAAACAAGGGCATGGGTCTGAAGGACTGTGCCGCCAAGATCAAGGCCTATGCGGATACCCATCGGAAGAAAGGCACGAACTTCTCTTACGTATCGCCCAAGGCGGCCGAGGGGATCATCCGGGAGTTCTATGGACTCCCGGACGCAGATGCCCAGACACACGACCTGCCGAAGGCCGCGCCCAAGAGCGACTTCCTGAATCTGGAGGATTTTCTGTGATGGATCGGGAGGCGTTTGCAAAGCTCCTGCCGGAGATGGCGTCTAAGGAGCTTATCAGATGGACGGAAAATACCCAGACGGCAGAGACAGGGAAAACGGCATACACGGTGTACCGCTGTGAGCGGCAGCACGCGGCACCGACGATGGTAGACCTTTTTGAGAACCGGACACGTGGCGCCAATCGCTGGATGACCCTGTGCAACTGTACAGAGTGTGGGGAGGAATGGTATACCCGGAAGGGGGAGAAAGCCGGTTCCTTCTTTATTGTCAGTGGGGAGGATGGAAACACCTACTCCGCAGAGCCGGAGTGGATGATGGAATTCCCGGATGGAGATTCAACCTATGTGGAGGTCACGGAAGGCAATTCCATCGATTGCCCCTACTGTGGAACGGAAACCGGAGTGATCCGCGCAAAGACTATCGGGGACGGAAAAACAAAGCGCTTGCAGATTGCCCAGCTGGTAAATGTGGCGGGCTACACCACAATCATCTACTGGCTGGCAGAGAATCAAATTTACCAATACGGCAGCAGTCTGAGCTTTGCACCAAGATATGCATATGCCATCGATGAAAACGGGAGAATCAAGGCCTTTTCTCACCGGCAGTTTCTGGGCTACTCCCTGGACGGGGAAGCTGCCCGGTGGCGGCCATGGGACAAGACCGAGGACAAATGGGATGCTCTTTACTGCGACTGGGGGAGCATCAACGGCCGGAAGAAGGGGACGGTAGGCTACCCGGGAGTACCGGAGGACATGGAGGGAACCACAGGGGAAAAGACGGGGCTGGCTGCCTACTGGAAAAAATCTCAAGGCTTTTTGCCCCTGCAGTACCTGAAGCTGTGGCGGAAATACCCGGCGGTGGAGAATCTGGTGAACGCGGGATTCGGGGACGTGCTGGGAAATATCATCAGCGATGCGGATCGGTACAAATATAATGTGGTCTCCGAGGCAGAAAAGACGCTGGATCTGTCCAAGAAGCGTCCCCATGAGATGCTGGGCCTTTCCAAGGAGGACTTCCGGGCAATCGACAAACGGATTGAGCCGGAGGAGCTTCAGCTGTTCCGGAAGTTCCGGGAGCTGGAACCGAAGGCACCTACATCCTATCTTCTGTCGATGACTCGGGATGACAGCGGCACAACTCTGATTAAGCAGATGAAGAAGTACGGCGGCACCATGGACAAATATGAGCGGTACTTTCAGAAGCAGGAGCTGCGCCTGAAGGAAATTCAGCTTCTGGCGGATGCCCGGGAGTTTGCCCAGGCGCTTCATCCCCGGCAGAAGCTGACAGAAGAAGAGCTTTGGCCCCGTCGCTTGCGGGAAGCGCATGACAGGCTCAGTGAGGAAAACGTGCTTCGACTGGATGCGGGTAAGGCCAGAAAACTGCAGGAAGGGTTTGACACAGTGTATCAGAAGTATGCAGACTTGCAGTGGACAGATGGGGATCTGGAAATTCTGCTGCCAAAGTCCAATCTGGAGCTTGTCCGGGAAGGGCAGGTGCTGCGGCACTGCGTGGGCAGCTACGGTTATGAACACGCCGGCGGCAAGAAAATTATCCTGTTTGTCCGGCACCATCGCCGGCCGGAACGCTGCTATTACACGCTGAACATCTCCTTCATGGGCGACCGCCCCAAAGAGGTGCAGCTCCACGGCTACGGCAATGAGCGCCATGGACTGAATAAGCAGTACAGCCACAAAATCCCCGCAAAAGTTCGCGCCTTCGTGGATCGCTGGAAGAACGAAATCTTGATTCCCTGGTTTGTAAGCCAGAAAAAGGAGAAAAGTGCATGAGTGAAATTGTTACCGTCCGGGATCTGGCTATGGTCACATCGGACATTCAATACGCCCAGCGCCAGGGGGCGCGGCAGCTTGCCAGCAATCTGATTGAGATAGGGCGGCTGCTGGTAGAGGCCAAAACCATGGTTGAATCCAAGAATTGGGATAAGTACATCTGGGATAACTTCGGTTACTCCACATCTTCAGCTGATAACTGGATGAAGCTGTACCGGGAGTACGGCGACAATCAGGAATCTCTTTTTGATTCCTTCACCAATTCCCAAACGTTTGGAAAGCTGAGCTATACCCAGCTTCTCGCCCTGACGGCCCTGCCCGCAGAGGAACGTTCGGAGTTCGTGGAAAATAATGACGTTGAGAACATGTCCACCCGGCAGCTGCAGCAGGCCATTCGGGAACGTGACGAAGCACGGAAGGCCGCAGATGCAGCAGAAACTGAATTGGCCGGTGTAAAAGCTGCACTGGATAAAGCCCGGTATGATGCGGCGTCCGATGCCGAGGAAATCAATTCCAAGCTCCATCAGGCGCAGGAGGCAAGGGCAAATGCCGAAAAATCGGAAAGCCATGCTCTGGATATGGTCAAAAAGCTGGAAAAGCAGCTTTCTGACGCCAAGGCTGCTGAAACATCCGCAAAAGAGGATCTGAAAAAGGCAAAAAACAATCCGGATATCCCGGAATCCATTATGGAGCGGCTCAGAAAAGAGGCAGAAGCCAAGGCCGCAGAGCAGGCCGCCGCTGATGTTCAAAAGCGGCTTGACGCCGCTCAGTCCAAAATGCAAGCCGCTGTCAAGGCAAAGGCCGCCGCTGAAGCCGCTGCCAAGGAGGCACAGGACAAGCTGGTGGCGGCACAGAAGGCTGAAAAGATATCCAACCCGGATGTGATGTCCATTAACGTTTTGGGTAAGCAGCTCCTTACCACCTGGAACACCATAAAAGGGCATCGTGTCAAGGCCGTTGCGGCGGATCCCGCCAACGCAGAACCTATCCGGAAATTCCTTCAGTATGTGATTGCGCAAATGACCGGCGATATGGAGGCGTAGCCGATGCCCAAATGCGATCCACGGGCATTTGCCCGGTGTCCATATAATAAAACCTGCGTTCCCGTAGAGGAAGCCACATTCACCGTGGGCAGCGACTGCGACTTATTCAACCAGAAGGTACTCTGTACATCGATCACCAACGCTGATAGAATCCGTGGAATGTCTGACAGAGAGCTGGCTGCATTTCTCTATACAGTGACGCGGGCATGTGCGGATCATGCTTGTCACACCTGCCCTATCGGGCAAGAAAACTGCATAGTGCTTTTGCACTGGCTCAAGAAGGAGGATGATGGCAATTTATGAAGGCTGTGCTTATTTCCATCCGTCCGGAGTGGGTGGAGAAGATCCTCGCTGGAAAAAAGACGCTGGAAGTCCGGAAAAACCGCCCGAAGCTGGAAGCACCGTTTAAGTGCTACATCTACCGGACAAAAGGAACTGTTCCCCATATCATCAATGGGAAATGGGTACAGATGGAGGTTGGCGGAACGATCATTGCCGAGTTTACCTGCGACCGCATCTATGAGCTGGAAACGCGCTCACCTGGCGGCAGCTACTATGTCAAAGGTGCGGATCAGCCGACAACAAACAATGTTGCGCGGCAGTCGTGCCTGACCCTCGGGGATATGCACGAGTATCTGCAAGCGGCAAAGGGCTATGGATGGCACATTTCCAACCTAAAAATCTACGATGACCCGAAGCAGCTGAGCGAATTCAAGGGGTTGCGGAAAACGAAATTTGGATATGCGCCTGTTGAAATCAAACGCCCACCCCAAAGCTGGTGCTATGTGGAGGAACAGTAATGGCCTTACGTAAACTTGCTCTGATGCACCGTTTTTTTGGCGTTTTGGATGGGCATACGTGCCGGGAGTGTAGCAACTTCATAAAGGGCAAGTATCACGATAAAGTGCTTTGCAAATGCAAAGTATACGGGCTTACCCATAGTGAAGCGACGGACTGGGCGGGACGATGGATGGCTTGTGGGGCATTCAATCGGGCAATAAGCCGCAAGCCCCTTGTGAGAGAAGTCGTCCCGGAACGGAAGCGGAAAGAGGCCGACAATACGCCCATTGATGGGCAGATTAGTTTGGAGGAATTGAAATGAGTGATTACATCAGCCGGGAGGCGCTTATAGGCAAGGCGGAAAAACACTATTGCGACCCGTGTAAGGGGCAAGGCGGTGACCTGGGCGGAGACTGGTGCCGTTCTTGCGTGATCAATAGTGTGCTTGAAAAGGTACGAGGAATCCCCGCCGCCGACGTGGCGCCGGTAAAGCACTGGATTCCGTGTAGCAAGAGACTGCCGGAGATAGGTGTCACGGTGCTGACGCTTGATAAGTACAAGCACGTCGCAAGCCGTACGCGAAAATCTTATGTGAACGGTACACCGTATTTTTACCCGGACGGACTTGAACCCGGCAGACATATCACCCACTGGATGCCACTCCCTGAGATGCCGGAGAAAGAAGGTACATAAATGGCAGGAGGATTGCATTATGAAAGCCTAGCTGACCTCCCGCCGAGGATGCGCCAGCAGGTGGCAGGGAAGGTGGCGGCAAAAGCCGCCGTTACCGTGGCGGGACGGCGGGAATCGAAATACCATAATGAGCCGGTGACGGTAAAAGGCATTCGCTTCGATTCCAAAAAGGAAGCCCGCCGGTATCTGCAGCTGACAGATGCTGTCCGTGAGGGTTTGATCTCTGATTTGCGACTGCAACAGGATTTCACGCTTCAGGAAGCCTATACGACACCAGAGGGGCAGCGGATCAGGGCGATCCGCTACAAGGCAGATTTCACATATAAAATCGAATGGGCAGGGGAGTTCATGCCAACCGGCGTTCCCTTGGACGATCTGGAATGCTGGCGCAGGCTTGGACGGGGCGCAATGGTGGTGGAGGATACCAAATCCGACCCAACCAAGACACCGCAGTACCGCATGAAATACAAAATGATGGCCGATAAAGGGTACATCATTCGGGAGGTGTGAGTGTGCAGCTTGGCGAAAAATACAAAGTGATAACAGAGAGTTCGCTCTGCGACGCAAAGAATGTCCGCCGCCCGCTTTGCGGCCGCGTGGTCTATGTCCATCCGCTGGGACGTTTTGCGGTGCTGGAATTTACGGGTATCCGGGGAAACTTCCGAGAAAGCTACTTCCCGGAAGATCTGACAGAGCAGAACAGAACGACATAGTTACCGCCCCGCCGTGGCGGCGGATTCTTTCGGTGCCACGGCGGAGCCTATGGCACGAATTCGGGAGGTGATCGTTTGAGAACGGTGAAACGCCGGATCTGGGCTGGGACAGTATGTGAGCAGCTGGTTTATAATGTGCCGGACGGCATTCGCAATATAGATGATTATGACCCGGAAAAGCGGCTGCGGCAGCGCTTCAAAGATGCAGGGGAACGCGCTGCATTCCTGAAAGAGATTTCCCGCCGGGTGCATTTCCGGAACTTCATGGCCAACTTCTCCCCGACATCCCTATACAGCACGCTGACGTTTGACGATGAACACGAGGTACATACTTTTCAGGAAGCAAAGCGCATCCGGGACAACTACAAGCGGGTGCTGCAATACGCATACCCGGATGCCGTATTCTTCATTTATATGGGCAGGGGCAAGAGCACAAACCGCATTCACTTTCACATGGTGTCTGAGGGAATCCCGGAAGCCTGCATTTCCAGCAAATGGAAATACGGAAAAATAAAGCGGATTACCCACTTGCGAGAACACAATTACTATGACGGGGTAGATCATGGCCGGGATTATTCGGGGCTGGCCAATTACCTGTTTGACCACTGGACGAAGGAAGTGGGTGGTCACAGATGGTTTCAAACCAAAAACGCAAAAAAGCCGGAGCGGGAGCCTGCTACAGAAGTCCATGTCCGTGGCGGCTACTCTGCGAAGCGTCCGCCCAGAGCACCCACAGGCTACACCCTGGTGGAAGTCAAAACCACAAAATACGGATATCACTATTTCAAATATGTATGGATGCCGCCGAAGAGCAAGGAAAAACGGCGGCTGGAAATCACCGGCGGCGGGCTGGTCAGCTAAGCCTTGTAGATGTGTAAAGTTTAGGAACGAAAACGAAAACAGGAGGTAGCCACATGGATATGCTTTGGAAGCAGGCGGCCATTGAAAGGCTGAAACTGTATGAACCCAAGCGCTTGTCACTCAAATCCATCCCGCAAGAGATCAGAAGGCTGGAGCTGGAAATGCAGAGCATCCGCAGCGCAACATCAGATGGATCCCCTTCCAAGGGCGGCGGCAGTGGAAGGGAGGATATGTACCTGTCCAACATCGTCCGCCGGGAAGAGCTGGAGTGTTCTCTGGAGCAGGCCAGAATCTGGGTCTCTCTGACAGATTCGGCGCTGTCTCTGCTGAATGACGAAGAAAGACTTCTGCTTGACCGCTTTTTCATTCACCAGGAGAAGCAAGCTGCTGACAGGCTGGCCGGTGATCTGCACATCGATGTCAAGACGGTGTACAGACGGAAGGATGATGCACTGTGCAGGTTCACCGTTGCTCTGTACGGCAAAACGGAAATGTGAGAATTTTTTGGGTTGAATTCCCTGCAATCTGTGTTATGATAGATAAAATCATTCATCAGAGGTCAGGGAAAGCCTGGCCTCTTTTGTATTCTTCAGGAGGGTCATATGGCATCCAGCAAGCGCAACCGGCCGGATAAGGACGGTTCCCACCGTCTTGCCTATGAGCGGAATAAAGCAAAGATCATGGCCACGCAGACGGTGTGTGGCATCTGCGGCAAGCCGGTGGACAAGAGTCTGCGATATCCTCACCCGCTTTCCCCGTGCATTGACCACATTATTCCCGTGGCAAAGGGTGGTCACCCCAGCGACATCGACAATCTGCAGCTGGCGCATTGGACATGCAACAGGCAGAAGTCTGACAAGATTCTGAAACGTCACAGGAAGGCCGAGGAAGACGAGACCATCTCAAACCGCATTTTACCCCAGTCTTGCGACTGGGCGGCGTACAGGTCAAGCTAGGGGGGGCGTACCACCCTCCCCGTGTGGTGTCTGACCTTCAACCGGCATACTGGGAATATTTCTCGCTGAGAAGTTCGCGGTTCGAAAACAGATTTTCAAAAATGTATACGTCTGAAAGAATATACTATGTCTATAGAAGCGGCTGAGGCCGTAATGCCAAGAAGGAGGCGCCTATGGCGGCATACAAGGGCAGGGAATACCTGAAAAATTATTTGGCGCTGAAGCGCTGCCGCGTTTTACTCCGCTACAAGTATTACGAGATGAAAAACGGGATCAAATATTTCCGCACAATCATCCCGTCTGAGTTCGTGTGGACAGCAGAAACTCTGGGCTGGTGCGGGAAGGCCGTGGACGCCCTGGCGGACAGGCTGTCCTTCCGGGAATTCAAACATGATGACTTTGACCTGAATTCCATTTTTGCCATGAACAATGGCGACATTCTACCGGACAGCGCCATGCTTTCCGCTTTGATAAGCTCCTGCTGCTTTGTGTACATCTCCGAGGACTTGGACGGATATCCACGGCTGCAGGTCATCGACGGCGGGAACGGAACCGGCGTGATGGATCCCATAACCGGATTGCTGACAGAAGGATATGCGGTAATCAGCCGGGACAAGAACGGCAATGTGGATATGGATGCCTACTTTGTGGCGGGTCGGACAGAATTCTATCAGGGGAACCGGCTTGTGCGGGTGGATAAAAACCAGGCACCATCCCCGCTGCTGGTGCCGATTATCTACAGACCGGACGCAATGCGCCCCTTCGGGCATTCCAGGATCAGTCGGAGCTGCATGAATCTGATGCAGGGGGCGCTTCGGACGCTGCTCAGATCCGAGGTCAGCGCGGAGTTTTACTCCTTCCCGCAGAAATACGTGGTGGGACTTTCCGAAAGCGCTGAAGAAATGGAAACGTGGAAGGCGACCATTTCATCGTTCCTGCGCTTCGATCAGGATGAAAACGGTAAATCCCCGCAGTTAGGCCAGTTTACCCAGCAGTCCATGAGTCCATATACGGAGCAAATCCGCACGTTTGCCGCGCTGTTCGCCGGTGAAACCGGCCTGACACTGGATGACTTGGGCTTTGTCACGGACAACCCGTCCAGCGCCGAGGCCATCAAGGCCAGCCATGAAAATCTTCGGCTGCTGGCAAGAAAAGCGCAAAAGACATTCGGCAGCGGTCTTCTGAATGTCGGGTATCTGGCAGCGTGCGTCCGGGACAATTACGCTTATAAGCGCCAGCAGCTCTATCTTACCAAGCCGGCATGGGAACCCGTGTTCGAGCCGGATGCCGCCATGCTGTCTGGTATCGGCGACGGAATTGGTAAAATCAATCAGGCAGTGCCGGGATATTTCGGCAAGACCAACCTGCGGGATATGACTGGCGTGGATCCGGAAAGTTGAGGTGGCGGCCATGGAAGATGTCGCGCCTGCCCTGATTACGGATGTAATTGACGAATTTCACAGGCTCTATGAGGAAAGTGATAAAATCCGGGTGCTTCTTGGAAAGGTAAAAGAGGGGACTGCCACATTCGCAGAGGCGCAGCAGTATTCGCTGGAGGTGTCCCACCTGATCGGCGTCGCCTATGAAAAGCACATTTCTTCGGCGGTTCTGCCGGATGGGCGAATGTACTACAACATCGCCTCCCGCCTGATTCCGGATACTCTGGATGAAAACTACAAGGCGGTTTCCGACTATGCTGTGGAGGTTCTGAAGAAACTGAACGAAAATGCCAGAATCGGCCTGAAAGCCAAGGCGGCGGAAAAAGACGCAGACAGGATCGAGGGGCTTGTAAATCTGGCATCCAGCGCAGAGCAGTACGACGATGTATCCAAGAAACTGCTGACGGCCTTTGAGAATTTCAGTCAGAGCATTGTGGATAAGACCATTCAGACCAACGCAGATTTGCACTATAGGGCTGGGTTAAACCCGAAGATTATTCGGAAATCAGAACGGAAATGCTGTGAATGGTGCGCAAATCTGGCTGGCGAATACGATTATCCGACGGATATGCCGGATGATGTATTCCGACGTCATGAGAATTGCCGGTGTACCGTGGAATATGATCCAGGCAGTGGAAAGCGCCAAAATGTGCATACAAAAGGGTGGACAACAAGCACAGAGGATGCTAAGATAGAGTCAAGAAAAATTCTGGGTTTGCGGGTAAAACAGACGGCTGTCCGGGAATTGAGCGGTCACGCAGTAGATCAGATGGCAAATCGCAATGTTACCGTGGAAGCCATTCAGGATGCAATCCTGAATCCGTTGGATATTAAACCTGTGAAATATGATGACCAGGGGCGCCCGTCCTTTACGGTGATAGGGAAAAAGGCAACCATTGCAATCAACCCGGAGACCGGAACCATCACAACTACCTATCCAACCCATAGCAAGACCGCCAAAAAGCTGATGAAGGGAGAATGAGTGTCTATGAAACTGAATTTGACCGTTTCTGAGATCAACGCACTGTCTTCTGCTGGAATCTCTTTCCGGGAAGACGGCGAATACTCCGAGGATGAGGCGCTGGAGCTGCTTGAACAAGTCAGAGAGGCCGAGGTTTCCATGGCACAGTTTACCTCCGGAGATCAAAAAAAGCAGTTCGACACATACGCCGCCATAGGCGACAAACTGTTTGCTCAGATTCCTGAGGAATAGTCAAAAATATTGGAGAAGCACGATGCAGTTTTGCACCGTGCTTTTTTCGTGCGCAAGGAGGTCACAATGCCAAAAGCACGCAAAGGCCGGCAGACCCCTACAAAATCCATTGTTTTGCCATACGCCGAGACGCGCGGGCAAGAGGCTATCGATCTGTATAACGGCAGCGGACGCACCGCTCAGGAGTGGCAGGAGCTGCTGACATATGACATTCTTGCCATCAACGCCGACGGCCTGTGGGTACACACCAAATACGGTGAGGAAATCCCCCGCCGGAACGGCAAAAATGAAGTCGTGGTCATTCGGGAAATGTGGGGGCTTACCCACGGGGAAAAGATTCTGCATACTGCACACCGCACGACCACAAGCACATCGGCCGCCCGCCGCCTTGCTGCCCGTCTGGTGGGAGCCGGTTATGAAGAGGTTGCCCGTATCAAAAAGGGCGAGAAATACGATAAGCATTTTACATATACCAAGCAGCTGGGCATGGAGCGCATTGTCCTGCTGGGGGAGGGTGGCGGCACGATCGACTTCCGCACCCGTTCGTCCTCCGGTGGCTTGGGCGAGGGCTTCGACCTGCTCGTCATCGATGAGGCGCAGGAGTATACCGACAATCAGGAAACGGCGCTGAAATACGTGGTTACAGACAGCAAGAATCCGCAGACTATTTTCTGCGGGACGCCGCCTACGACCGTATCAGCCGGCACGGTATTCACAAAAATGCGGAGCGCCGTATTGCAGGGGGAAACCACAAATACAGGGTGGGCAGAGTGGTCAGTTGATGAAATGACAGACCCCGGCAACAAGGAAGCCTGGTACGAAACCAACCCATCCCTGGGGACAATTCTGACAGAACGTGCCATTCAGGATGAAATCGGCACGGATAAGATTGATTTCAACATTCAGCGTCTGGGTCTTTGGCTCAGATATAATCAAAAATCCGCCATCAGCAAACGGGAGTGGGAGGAATTGCAGTGCAAAACGCTTCCGGAGCTTTCCAGCAAGCTGTTTGTCGGTATCAAATACGGCCATGACGGAGACAGTGCGGCAATGTCCATCGCTGTCAAGACCGGCGACGGCCGTATTTTTGTTGAGGCTATTGACTGCCGCCCGCAGCGTGCAGGCAATGTCTGGATTTTGGATTTTCTGGAAAAAGCAGATGTGGACAGCGTAGTGGTCGATGGTGCCAGCGGACAGGAGCTGCTTGCATCCGACATGAAGCGCCGGAAGCTGAAAGCGCCGAAGCTGCCGACGGTGAAGGAAATCATCATGTCCAATTCGGTGTTTTCCCAAGCGGTTGCCATGAAGACGCTGTGCCATATGGGACAGCCCTCTGTGGTGCAGATCGTCAGCAACTGTGAAAAGCGCGCCATCGGCTCCAATGGCGGCTATGGTTTCAAGTCCATTCTGGATGGTGCCAAGGTAGAGCTGATGGACAGCATGATCCTGGCGCACTGGCTTTGTGGGAGCAAAAAGGAGCACAAAAAGCAAAAAATCAGCTACTGACCGGGATTCCCGGTGGTAAATATATCATTTTCAGGAGGTACGTATGGAATTCACACCCATCAACACCCAGGAAGAATTTGACACCCGCGTTGCAGAATTGTACGGGGACGTCAATGACCTTCAGGGGAAGATCACCGCGCACACGCAGACCATTGAGCAGTTGCAGGGGCAGATCAAGGGCTACGAAACCGCCGCGCTGAAGCGGCGGATTGCCCAGGAGAAGGGCATCCCTGCCGAAATGGCCACCCGTCTTTCCGGTGAAACGGAGAAGGACATCCGGACGGATGCCGACGCCATGGCCGCCATGATCCGCACGATCAAAGGCCCCGCGCCGCTGCACGATCCAATGGAAAAGGATCCTGACCCCAAGAACGCAAATCTGACCAATATGCTTCATGAACTGAGAGGAGAGTAAATTATGGGAACGAAAACAGCTATGGGAAGCAACTTCAAGCCCGAAGTCGTAAAGGAGGTATTCTCCAAGGTCAATGGCCATTCCAGCATCATCAAGCTGGCAAAGAAAATGCCCGTGGCATTCAGCGGAAACGATATTTTTACGTTCAGTCTGGACGGTGAGGCAGCGATCGTGGGCGAAGGCGCCCAGAAGCCCGCCGGCACCGCGACTGTGGCCCCCGTTTCCGTCACCCCCGTCAAGGTCGTGTACCAGCACCGTGTTTCCAATGAGTTCATGAGAGCTTCTGAGGAAAAGGCGCTGGGAATGCTTCAGGCATTCACAGACGGTTTCGCTATGAAAATCGCCCGAGCAATCGATATCATGTCTTTCCATGGCGTCAACCCGGCCGACCTGAAAGCGTCTGACAAGATCGGCACCAATCACCTGGACACCGTTACCAGCATCACCTATACCGAAGGAAAGCCGGAGGATGCTTTGAACGCTGCCATTGCTGTGATCGGCGACAACGACGTCAACGGCTATGCTCTGAGCAAGGCGTTCGCTACCGCGCTGGGCAGCTACAAGGAGAACGGCGTCAGCCTGTATCCTGAGTTCAAGCTGGGTGCCAACCCCGGCAAGCTGGTGGGTACTGCGTGCGACGTAAACAGCACCGTCAACAAGGGCAACGCCGATGCGCTGGCCTATGTGGGCGATTTCGAGAACGCCTTCCGCTGGGGCTATGCGGATGAAATCCCTATGGAAGTCATCCAGTACGGCGACCCTGACGGTCAGGGCGACCTGAAGCGCACCAATGAGATCGTTCTCCGGGCGGAAGCCTGGATCGGCTGGGGCATTCTGAACAAGGACGCTTTTGCCAGAATCGTGAAGCAGCAGACGCAGGCGGACCCGAAGGGATAAGGAGGAAATCATGCGTTACCGCAATGTAAAAACCGGAGACGTGATCGATTCCCCGTGTGTCATTTCCGGTAGTAACTGGGAACCCGTGGAGGAAGATACTGCTGTATTCCCCGACGATGACGCTGCCGTGGCGGAGGTCTCCGAAGAAAAGCCTCCCAGACCCCGCCGGGGTAAGAAATAATGGCAGCCGCATATGCCACAGTGGATGATCTGACCCAGCTGTGGCGGGCAATGACAACCGAGGAACAGGGGAGGGCGCAAGCCCTCCTTGACATTGTTTCGGCCTCCCTGCGGGTGGAAGCCTGCAAGGTAGGGAAGGATCTGGACGCCATGGTGGCGGAAAGCGACGACTTGGCAGCCGTCGCAAAATCCGTGACCGTGGATGTGGTAGCCCGCACTCTGATGACATCCACCGATCAGGAGCCGATGACCCAAATGTCCCAGACCGCCGGCCCCTACAGCACGTCAGGCACGTTTCTGGTTCCGGGCGGCGGCTTATTTATCAAGCGAAGCGAGCTTGCCAGACTGGGACTGCGGCGGCAGAAATGCGGGGTGATGGAAATTTATGGCAGCTATTCAGGGGATAACGGTCATCCTGTATGACAGAGTCAAGACCGGCACGGATGCCTTCAACGCACCGGTATATGCGGAAAGCCCGACAGAAGTGAAAAACGTGCTGGTATGCCCGGTGAGTACCGAGGACATTATCACCGATTTCCAGCTTTACGGGAAGCGGGCAGAATATGAGCTTTGCATCCCGAAAGGGGATACGCACATCTGGGAAAACCGGACAGTGGAGTTTTTCGGCAAAAAGTGGCGCACCTTCGGCATTCCCCAGGAGTGGATGGAACACCGGGTGCCGCTGCCATGGAACAAACGGGTAAAGGTGGAACGTTATGGCTAGCGTAGAAATCGTATTGGACAGCGCCGGGATTCAGGAATTACTGAAATCTCAGGAAATCGCAAACGTTTGTGAAGCTCAGGCTGCCCGGATGACCCAGGCGGCCGGCGTGAAATACGTGGCGGATGTGCATGTCGGCAAGACGCGCGTTAACGCTGCAGGCGTGACCAGAAAGGGCGGCAAGGACAAATGATCGAGATTATTCTGCTTGATTATCTGGAAGGCGCCCTGAAGATTCCGGTAACGCCAGAGTACCCCGAAGATCCGCCGGAGCGATTTGTTGTTCTTCGGTTTGGGGATACCACCCGTGAAAATCTGCTGGAAACCACCGTGGTAATTGCGGAATCCTATGAGGGCAGCCTCTTGAAGGCTGCCCAGCTGAATCGGCAGGTGAAGGCGGCCATGGACGCGCTGACGGAGCTTCCGGAGATCTCCGCCGCCAGACTGGCAAGTGATTACCCGGCGCCGGACACCAAGAACAAACGATATCGCTATCAGGCGGTATACAATATCACCCACTACTGAAAGGAGAAATGACCATGGATACCAAAAATGTAACCGCCAGTAAACCGAAAAAGGGCGGAGCTGCTTTCTGCGCCCCGGCCGGCACGACGTTGCCGACCGATACTGGGACGGCGCTGGCAAAGGAATTCACCGCCCTGGGCTATATCTCTGAAGACGGCGTGACCAATGCGAACAGCCCTTCTTCGGATAAGGCCAAGGCTTGGGGCGGGGATACGGTACTGAATTTCATGACCGACAAACCGGATACCTTCAAGTTCAAGCTGATTGAGGCATTGAACGTGGCGGTGCTGAAGGTGGTTTATGAGGAAGACAACGTCACCGGTACACTGGAGACGGGGATCACTGTCAAGGCGGGCAGCGCCGATCCGCAGGAACGCGCCTGGGTGTTTGACATGATTCTCAAGGGCGGTGCTGCCAAACGTATTGTTGTCCCCAAGGGAACCCTGACGGAACTTGCCGAAATCAAGTATGCGGACAACGAACCGGTAGGCTATGAAGTCACGATTTCGGCCGTGCCGGATACCGACGGCTACACCCACTATGAGTACATCAAAGCGACCGGAACCGGGGAGGAAACCGCATGAAAGAAGGCGTAACGAAAACCGGATTCCATTTTTCTCTGGAAGATGACGCCATGGACAACATGGAGCTGGTGGAAGAACTGGCCAACATGCAGGAAAATGACCTTATTGCCATCACCAGAGTCGTCACCATGGTGTTTGGTCCGGAGCAGAAAAAGGCGCTCTACGACCATCTGCGCACCCAGGAGGGGCGGGTAAAGGTCAGTACCGTGATGGATGCCATCAAAGATGCCTTTGCGGTCTTCGGAGAACAGGGAAAAAACTCCTAGCCCTCGCCGACATGATTTCCCTAGATCGTATAGCCCTCACTTGCGATCTTGCGGAAACTTACGGACTTCTGAACTGGGAGGCCGTGCCGGTTGCCACACTGGCAATGCTGGCCGTCGGCTTGAGGGAAAATTCCAGAATTAAAATGCGCCTGTCCGGCAGACCAACGTCTACGGAGACTTTACTCCAGGCAGCTGCTTTGGACAGGCTTTCCACGTTGGTATGGTTCCAGACGGAGGACGGCCAAGCGGGGAGAAACAGGCCAAAGTCGCTGGTGGCGGTTCTCCTGGGGGAAACCCAGGAAACAAAGCGCAATGTCCGGTCCTATGAGACTTCGGAAGAATTTGAACAGGCGTGGCGGAGTATAACGGGGGTAGCCCATGGGTGATTTAGCAAAAGCGTATGTCCAGATCGTGCCGTCTGCCAGAGGCATGAAGGAAGGTCTGACCAGTATTGTCAATGGGGAAATGCCATCCGGCGGAAAAAGCGCCGGGGGCATTTTCGGCTCCAATCTGGTCGGCAAAATCAAAAGCGTGATTACCGTTGCCGCCATCGGAAAAGCGCTGTCCAGCAGCATCACGGCGGGCGCCGAGCTGGAGCAGAGCCTGGGCGGCGTCGAAACGCTGTTTAAGGGTTCCGCTGCCACCGTGATTGCCAATGCTGAGCAGGCGTATAAAACGGCCGGCATGTCTGCCAACGGCTACATGGAGCAGGTAACAAGCTTTGCCGCATCCCTGCTGCAGAGTCTGGGCGGGGATACCGCTAAGGCGGCAGAAGTCTCCGATATGGCACTGACGGACATGTCAGACAATGCCAATAAGTTCGGCACCGACATGCAGCGGATCACCGACGCCTATCAGGGGTTTGCCAAGCAGAACTATACCATGCTGGACAATCTGAAACTTGGATACGGCGGCACCAAGACTGAAATGCAGCGCTTGCTGAAAGATGCCGAGGCGCTGACCGGCGTTAAATACGACATCAGCAATCTTTCCGATGTGTATAACGCCATTCATGTGATTCAGGATGAACTGGGAGTGACCGGGACGACTGCCCTGGAGGCATCTGAGACGATTTCCGGCTCTTTCAACTCCATGAAGGCCAGCTTTACAAATGTTCTGGGCGATCTGGCACTGGGAAGGGACATTAAGCCATCCTTGACCGCTCTGGTGCAGACAACGGTGACATTCCTGAAGGGGAATCTGGTACCGGCTGTGAAAAACATTATTACAGCGCTTCCGGGGGCGGTTGGAATTCTTCTGAAAGAGCTGATACCGGCCAATGTGCAGGACATCATCAACTCTTTTGTATCAAACTTCAGTACATTCATGACCACCAGCTTCCCGACGATACTGGAAAACGGAACGGCCATGGTAACGCAGCTGGTGGCGGGATTCCAAGCCGGATTTCCCGAGATGATTACATCTGCCGCCGGCTTGATCGGGCAGGTGCTGAGCATTATCGTCGCAAGCCTGCCGGGGGTGCTGGAGAGCGGCGCATCCATCATCATGCAGCTGGTGACCGGCTTCCTGTCGGTTGCTCCATCTCTGTATACGGCTGCAGGAGAGATCATCCAGCAGCTGCTCACTTCACTGATGCAGGCGCTGCCGTCCATGTTATCCACCGGCGCTCAGTTTATCATGAACATGGTCAGCGGCCTTTTGTCTAATTTGCCGAGTATCGTCAGCTCTGCAACAACTGTCGTTGCAAATCTGTTGACGACATTTGCAAGTCACCTCCCGGATTTGCTGGCGCAGGGTATTTCCATGATTGGACAGCTGGTGGCCGGCTTAATCTCCATGATTCCGGACGTTATTTCTACCGCAATAGAGATCGGCGGCGATATCATCAACACTTTCGGCGAAACCGACTGGTTGTCTATCGGCAAGAATATCATTGACGGAATTATCACAGGCATACGGAATGCGGCTGAATCCCTGTTTAATGCACTAAGAGATTTGGCAAAGAAGGCACTTCAGGCAGCGAAGGACGTCCTGGGGATTGAATCGCCCTCCAAGGTGTTCCGGGATCAGGTTGGCAGATACATTCCTGCAGGCGTGGCGCTGGGCATTCGGAATAATCTGGGGCAGGTAAAAGCAGCTGTCCGGCAGATGTCGGCGGCTGCAAGAGACAATTTTGTTGCTACACTGCAGATGGATACCCAAGAAAGCAAACGCGCCTCCGGCGGAGGCGTTTCCAGCGGCCACGGCATAACAGTGAATCAGTATATTTACTCGAAATCTCAGACAGCGGCCGATCTGATGCAGGAGGCACGCTGTCAGGCGGAAATGGCGGTGATGTTAGGTGTTTGAGGTCGTTTTTGAAAATGACAACGGAAAGAAATTCGCTTTCGGCTCGTCCGGAGGCAACTGGTTCGCCATGAATATAGCTGACGGTATGGAAGTGACGCTGGGCAAATCGCAGGGATTTGCCCAGATAGGGGAGACTGTGGAGACGCAGTCTATCTCCGGCCGCCCAATCGATGTCACCGGGAAGATGTACGGGAATATCGTAGAACGAAAAAACGCACTACGAAACACCTGCACCCCGCTGGCCTCCGGACGCTTAGTGTTCGGGAAGGAACACTATATCCGGGTATATGTCAAGGCTGCACCGACATTTGTTGCGGTAAAAAACAATGGTCTGTTCAAAATGCAGTTCTATGCACCATTTCCTTTTTTCTCCGCTTTCACGGAAAGCAGCTATCTTCTTGGCGGTATAACCAAGTGCTTTCGTTTCCCCGTAAACTACGGCAAGCCTCACCGCTTTGGTTCCAGGGGAACAGAAAAATACGTAAACGTCCTCAATTCGGGGGATGTGCGCGTACCGTATAAGCTGACCCTCCGCTCTGAGGGCGTCAGCACAAATCCCATTATCACAAATCTGGCCACATTTTCCTTCATCAAAATCAACGGCGTCATCAACATCGGCGAATATATCACCATCTACCGAGACAGAAACAACGTACTCCGTGCAGAGCTGACCTCCGGCAGCACTGTTACAGACGTCATCACCTGGATCGACGATGAATCCTCCTTGTTTGAGCTGGAATCCGGGGATAACCTGATTTCGGCGACCGACGAGGAAGGCGGCGCTTCTCTGGTGGCAACATTTACCTTCAATCCTGCAAGGGCGGTGCTTTATGAATCTTAGTTTGTACGACCCTCAGCTGAACAGAATTGCCATCATAGAAGGCCGGTTCGTCTCCTGCATGTGGTCGGAGGGTTACAACACTACCCAACCGTTTACCCTGGAGCTTCTGGCAACCGCAGAATATAAGCAGAAGGTCAAACCGGACTGCTATGTCGGCCGGGACGACCGAAAGACACTTATGGTCATCAAAACCGTTCGCGTCAAAAGCGGCCATGTTATAGCCAACGGGAAGCAGGCAAATCGTGTTCTGGATGATGTAGCATTTTGCGGCACCATCCAGGAGGGTGCCGTTCTGGACAAGGCGATCTGTGCTGCCTATGCAAAAAGTGACAGGTTTGAAAACCTCGTTTTTGCTGAGCCGTCACTGGATGTGGTCTATAACCACCAGATCAGCAACAAGTCGTTCCTGCTGTTGTGCGAAACCATGTGCCAGGAAACGGACACGGGATTCCGGGTCGTGCGCAGGGACAAGAAGGTCACAGTGGAATTCTATAGGCCGGAAGCGGATCCGAACCGCATACTGTCAGAACGCTATGGAAGCCTCAAAATTGATGCCATAACACTTTCTACCGAGAACAAGAAAAATCACGCCATTGTCCTTGGAGAAGGGGAGGGGGAGGCTCGCGTTCGTGTAGATGTGGATCTGTCCGCTGGCGAACAAAAACGTTCCATGTTTGTGGATGCCCGTGACATTCTCCGTGAGGAAGGCGAGACGGACGATTCCTATAACGCCCGGCTTGCCGCCAGAGGATACGAGAAGCTGCTGGAGCAGAAGGGAACATGGACATGTGCCATGAACCCGCTTCCGCAGGAGTTCGGCACGCTCTATGATCTGGGGGACATCATCACGGTGCTGCTGCCGGATTACGATCTGCGACTGCAATCCCGGTTGACACGCTTTACCCAGCAATCCCAGAACAATGTCATTGACACGATTCTGGAAGTAGGAACTATTACGATATTGAGGTGATCCGATGACACTTGTGACATACCCGTTGGATAATACGGACTATTCGATGGAAGACGCAGCCCTTTTCCATTGTACCAGAACAACCGGCATTTACGCCGACAACGATTTCACATTTTCCGTATCTGGCGCAGACAACACGATCACACTGGGCGTTGGTATTGCGTGGATGCGTATGAGCCGATTCAAGGGCGTTGTGGCGGCGCTGAAGACGGAAACGGCGGTAAATCTTGGGCTGCCAGACCCTGTTTACCCGAGAATTGACCACGTTGTGATCCAGTACGACGCGAATAAAAACGTGACGGAAATTGTGGTAAAAAACGGTACCGCAGCCAGCAACCCGCAGCCTCCGGAGCGCTCCACCAGTGAAGCGCTGTATGAAATCCATCTTGCAGAGGTACGGCGAGAGCCTGGTGCAACTGCTGTCACGGCAAGGAACGTGACGGATCTGCGGCTGAATGAAAACTACTGCGGCATTATGGCTGAGTCAGTAACCAAGGTGGACACTGCTGCCATAAACGCCCAAGCTACGGCATTGATTCAGGCGCTTCAAGTCGAAATCGATGCCGTGAAGGCCGGAACGGCGTACCTGATGAAATCCGGTGATACCATGACCGGTGATCTGAACATGGGCGGCCATGCGATCATAGGCGCGGAGCTGACGCAAATCGTTCAGGCCACGCTTACCGCCGCCGGCTGGTCGGCCAGCGCCCCCTATACACAAACCGTTGCCGTGGCGGGGGTAACGGCCGGAAGTCCGCCGTATATCACGCCGGTATATTCCGGGGTGGTGGATGCGGATATTGCCCTGCGGGAAGCTTGCGCGGCCGTGAGCTATGCAAAGCCGGGGGCCGGAACCGTCACGTTTGTTTGCCTTGAAAACAAGCCGGAAACGAACATTCCGGTTCAGGTGGAGGTGAAGCGATAATGGCTGACGTATTCGCATACTTAGAGGGATTTGGCGCCAGCGGCGGTAGCCCCAACAAATCGACAATAATCGTGACCGCCCCCACAGGTTCCACTGTAACCTGCAAGATGGGGTCTACCACGAAGACGGCCACTGAGAAAAATGGTGTCTGGACATTCGGCGGGCTTGACCTGGGTACGTGGACGATTACATCCACGAAGGGCGGAGATAGCGCAACTCAGGACGTTGTCATTACCCGGCTGACCGTGGAGTATGTCACGATCGTATACCGAATTACCCCGGAGTTTGCCTACACCGGAGATTACGAGATTGTCGATGACAGCGATAATCCTATTTCGGATTTCGCAAGTTGGAAGAACAACTGGAAGATTAGATTTTTAACCTCTGGCACATTGACGTTTACCAAGTTAAATGGTTGGAATGGCCAATTAGACGTCTTCCTTGTTGGTGGCGGCGGAAACGGTGAAACTATCAGAGGTGCCAGAGGTGGCGGTGGGGGTTATACAAAAACCGTCAAAGGCATAAGTATCGCTATTGCAACTCCATATACAGTCACTATCGGCGCTAGTTCCGGGACCAGCAGCGCTTTTGGCGCAAGCGCTAATGGCGCATCTGGCGCGAATGGAGGGTCCGGTGGCGGCGGTGGTGGTAGCTCAAGCGGAACTCCAGGTAACGGTGGCTCTAATGGGGGCAATGGAACGGCCGGAAATGTATCACAGGGAGGAGCCGGGCAGGGAAGAACCACTAGAGAGTTTGGCGAATCTACTGGTAAGCTCTATTCTGGCGGTGGCGGAGGTAGTGCTGCTGGTGCAGGTGCCGCCGGTGATTCTACAGCTGGTGCAGGTGCCAATTTCGGTGGAGCTGCAAAAAATGGAGTAGCCAACACCGGTGGCGGAGGCGGTGCTGCATATAGTGGTACCGCAGGCCGTGGGGGTTCCGGCATCGTAATCGCCCGCAATGCACGGAGGGCTGCATAATGGCAAAATCAATGGCACTCATCGAAAACGGCACCGTAACCAATATGCTATGGTGCTCCGATTCCCAGCCAGAAACGGATACCATCATCAACCCCGCAGACCGTCCGGTAGGAATCGGCGATACCTACAGCAATGGTAAATTCTATCGGGATGGTGTGGAAATTCTCACCCCACTGGAAGAGGCGCTGAAAAAGAATACCGAATATGAATCTGCGTTGACCGAAATTGAAACCGCTCTGGGGGTGAATAACGCATGACCATCGAAGAACGAAAGCGGAGAATTCTCTCGAAAATCGAGGAAATGAAGGCCGAGGGTGCGGACATGAAAAATGCCCTGGCCATTTTGGAGGTGAAGCCGGATGAAGACATGGAGTAACGGCGCCAAAAAGCGGTTGGTGGAAATCCGCGCCGCCGAGGACGGAGAGCAGGATATGCGAGCCATCGCCGCGAGTATCGCCAAGCTGCCCCCCGGTCAGCTGAAGAAAATCCTCACCGACGACATCATTGCCATTCTGGCGAAATACGGGGTGATGCTCGGATGACGATCAAGCAAAAGCAATGCTTGCTGCTGTACCTTGGGTATTACACTGGGGCAGTCGACGGAATTTGGGGCAATAACTCCCGCTGCGCCACCGAGGCATTCCAGCGAAATTACGGGCTTACGGTGGATGGGATATTCGGTATCGGGACGGAGGCACGTATCCGGGAGGTCGTTGCTTCCGGAGAGCCACCCCAACAGCCCCAAGACACCCAGGGGACGGAGGGCGGCGCAGACTGGTGGAGGGATATCCGGTATTTCAAGCGCGCCGAATTTCGCTGCCCCTGCGGCCGCTGCGGCGGATTCCCGGTGGAGCCGCAGGAATCCATTGCGCGTACCGTGGACGAGATCCGCTACAGGCTGGGTATCCCGATTTCCATTGTGGACGGCGGCGGTTCCGGCGTGCGGTGCGCGGCGCACAACGCGGAGGTTGGTGGTGTTGCCGACTCCCAGCATTTGTATGGGCTGGCGGCTGATCTGCACAGCGCAGCAAGTCCGGCGCAGATGAAAGCCGTGGCGGAGGATGTCATGGGGCGCACCGGCGGCATCGGGCTTTACGACTGGGGGATTCACGTGGACACCCGCCCCGGGTATGCCCGGTGGAAAGAATAAAGGAAGAGGAATGACAGGAGGAAGGGGGGATAATTATGAAAACTAAGCTGAAGCTGTTTATTAGTCAGCCTATGAAGGGCAGAACCAACGATGACATTGAATCTGAAAGAGCTGCTGTTGTCGGCCTTTTTGACACCGCAAAGGTCGAAATAGAACTTATCGATTCCTTTTTCAAGTATGCCCCTGCCCAGGCCGCTCCCTTGTGGCATCTTGGAGAATCCATTAAGCGGCTGGGAGAAGCCGATGTTGTGTACTTCTGTAAGGATTGGCAACTCTACAATGGCTGCGTTATCGAGCATGAGTGCGCAGTGAGGTACGGTAAAACGGTCTTGTACGCATAAACAACGTCGGAGGTATCATCAATGGATTTAGAACATGAGCAGAGACTGACCGCCGTGGAGGAACGGGCGAAATCCAACAGCCACCGGCTGGATAAGGTGGAAGCATCCACCGAGGCCATAACCCGGCTTGCGACCTCCATGGAGGTTATGGCCAACAAGCAAGAACAGGTCGCGGATACCGTTGACAGGCTGGACGGCAAGGTCACCGCGCTGGAAGGAAAACCCGGAAAGCGCTGGGACAATCTTGTGGAAAAGCTGATTTGGGCGGTCGTGGCCGCAGTTGCAGGCTTTTTCCTGGCTCAAATCGGGCTGGGTTGAGCGATATATTTTGTATCTTGGGGGTATACCATGAATGAAAAAGATTTTGTAAACCTGTGCAAAAAGGCCGTCGCTGAATACTCCAATGAGCATTTGGACAGGAGCGACGGCAAGAAGATCACCGAGGACGATGTTTTTATCGTCTGGATGTGCAAGACCTTGCAGAATAGCAAGGCGCTTGCGAGCACCACCCTCTTTGACGGTATGTACTACGAACTTACCTTCAACGGGGACAAGAAGGAACTCTATTTCGACGCCTACAAAAAGTGGGAAAATAAGGCCATTTCTATTGGCTGAGTAATTCAAGGAGGAACATACAATGTTTGAATATTTCATTTATCACTACGGAACGCAGATCATTGCGGCCATTCTGTGCGCGATCTTCGGCTGCCTGGGCTATGCCATCAAAAAGCTGGCCGTGAAATACATCAACGACGACACCAAGCGCGCGATCGCCCGCGTGGCGGTGCAGTTCGTGGAGCAGGTATGGAATACCCTCCACGGCGCGGACAAGCTGGCAAAGGCGCTGGAAACCGCTGAGGCTCTGCTGAAGAAAAAGGGTATTGATTTTGACGCCGAAGAAATGCAGATTCTGATTGAGGCGGCTGTAGCAGAATTTAATGAGGCATTTAAGAAGCCCCTGACCGCGGAATCCACCGCCGACGCCGTGCGGCGGGTAGAAGCGGCGACTGAATAATATGGAACATCCCCCGGCCTTCCAAAAAGGAAGGTCGGGGGATTCTTTACGCCTAGCAGGAAATGGAAGAAAAGAAAAACGGGACCGGTGCAGGCACCAGTCCCTGAAAAGGATTAACGCATCCTTTTGTGCTACAGGCACATTATACACATGTTTCAGCCATTTTGTCAACATTTTTTTTAACGAATTCGTAGTTGGAACGCAGAACAGCATTGTCAGTAAAATAATCCTTGTGTAGAACAAAACGTTTGTCCAGTAAATCCTTCAGCTTTTGAATTTTATGCTTTTTTATTCCAGAACTTGTCACAACTGAATTGAAGCAGCAAAGCATTACAACAAAATCGTGTACAGACCGGTTCCCCATTTTCTTGGTCCTGCTTTTGGCGGAAATTCCATCAATAGTCGCGACAAATGAATTAGCCATTCTGTTTTGTGTAAAATGACTACCGGAATGATCAGCTAGGTTGTTTATGAGACAATTATTATGGGCGGCGGCATTTCGAAGAAACTTTACAATCCTTAAAGTACCTACATGGATAGATTTGGAAGGATATTTGCGATAATAGGTATCACAGAAATTTATCAAGTCACCGAATGAAAGCACTTCGACAAAAGCCCATATAGGAAAGCGATCTTTATATTTTTCAATCAGATCTTCACAATAGGAATCTTTTGACTTTCTTTGTATTCCCTCTGATACTTCTGGATGGAAAGAAAGAAATTCCTCAACGATCGCGTATCCGTCTTCGTCCTTATTGTCCGAAATGTTTTTGAGAAGATGAACTTTGAGAAAATGCTCAATATCGAGCGTGAAATTTAGAACTATTTCACGCAGATACATATCCAGCGTGGACAACTCTTGGAGATACGCAAAATCCACATTAAAATACTTCCCTGCATTTTCACCTTGAGAGAATTTTGAATAATTTTTGCAGAATGCTTTTAGAGCCTATCTGAAAACAAAGTATTCTTGTACTATTTCAACAAAATCCAAATGGAAGCAAGATGGACAAAAGCAAGAAAGGACACGGCGAGCTTGTCATAGCGAGTAGCGACCCTGCGAAAAACCTTGAGTTTGTTGAAGAAGCACTCAATCAGGTGGCGTTCCTTATAAGTGTGGAAATCACAAAACCATGGCTCGACTACATTGCTTTTGGGTGGGATCGTATATGATGCTCCCTGCTCTTCGATATAGGCGCGAATGGACTTTGCTCCATATGCTTTATCTCCCAGAATGTTGCTTCCGGAAATGTTCACTCCCGAAAGCAGCTCGATGGCGGCACTGGCATCAAAGATGTTTCCGCCGGTAAGCAGAAAGTGGACGGGATTTCCCAACGCATCCACAACAGCATGGATTTTTGTAGTCTTTCCACCATGACTTACACCGATAAACTGGTTGTTTTCCGAATTTACAGCCCCCTTTTTGCACCCGCACTCTGCGGATGTGCTTTGATGCTCGTGCTGTCGATACAC